TTAAACCTCCCGCCAATCCCTGAGCCCGAGATTGATGCTGTTACGGGGGAGATCCTCAACGCTTACGCGATGATTTCTCGCGGCAGGCAGTATGCCGGTATGGCTGGAGTGCCGCTCCCGTTGTCACTGAGTGATATCGAGCGCTATCTGGCTTCTCGCTCCATCCTAATTGACCGTATCGAGTTTGACGCTGCGATACTGGCGCTCGACGATGCCTGGCGTGATGCGTGGGCTGAAACTCAAAACCTAACTAAGTCGAATAAAAATATGGCTAATTGATTTTCTAATCTGAAACTTTGCAGGATTAATCTTCAATTAGCTCAAAAAAGTAATCTTTTGAAAGGTATGTATATGTGGCTTTCTTTTGTGGTTTAAGAACATGGGTGCGCCAGCTTTGATGTCGTGACCATGGCTTTAGATTGTATGCCTCCCATGCAGCAAGTGTACTTCGATGTTCCGTCGTTACACCATTTACAGTGACTTTGACTCTATGGCGAATGTGTTGTGCTGTATTTTTCATATAAAACCTTCTTGTTTGATGGGCGGGATGGTGTGCCAATTGTAATTCTAGTTTCACGATTGCATAAGTGTGGTTTCATTTTATGCCCCACTCAATGAACAACTCTCTTTATCTTTAATAATCGGTCGTAATTCTGACCGCAAAAACCATAGCCAGTAGTGCTCTTGATCTCATCTCTGTGAGTTTTACTCTAAAATAACTCTAATCTATTGAATTAAATAATTAAAAGTTTAGTCGGGATTCTGACCAAGGCTCAATTAGACACTAATCCCAATATTTGCCTGGGAGGTATCTATGGTGTGGAATGAATCTGTAGTGGAAGTTTTGCGTATCTTACAAGCAATGGCCGGGTGGATGGCTGGGATGGTTCTTACTATAGCAGCACTGCTTTCTTTAGTTTACCTCATCCGGACATCCACAGGTAGATAGCTCACTTAGTAGAGTTATTCTTCATTAAGAGCGGATGCAATATAATTCCGGCTCTCTGAAAGGCGGAATGGTAATACATTTAGATAAGTGGGTAGCTCATGCTCACTTATCTTAAGTACGATTGTCAGTACTTCTATTGTTTGGTATCATAACTGTGCTTTAGGCTAGCGATGCTAGGGCGCGGAACCATCCATGACATGCTTTTTTGGGTACTCATCCTCTCAGTTCTTTATGTTTTTATTTTTGCAAAGAACAGTTTATCAGCAGCAAGCAATGAGGAAAAGGAGACCATGATGAATAAAAATCTGTATACCCATGTATTATCGTTTTTTGAACTAGTAGCAAATGGCATTACAGGATTGGTAGTCAACTCAGCATGCGGAGCAGCTCCGCTAACCTAAAGCTATAATTAAAGCCCATCACTCGATGGGCTGTTGCGCTTGGGAACTTCCTCATTTTCCCAGTAGTACAGATAGCCCCGCGGTAGTCGCAGCTTGCACCATAGTTTTAAGGGCTTCCGTTGATAGTTCGCCGAGTGTGTTTTTAGCCTTTTCTTTCTGTTCGTCATTCATGCTGGATATGGCAATGAGATCTTCGAGGACGACTACGGCTTCTCGGTGGAATTTGATGGTCTGGACGTTGAGGATTGCAGAGAGTCCGCCATCGTTGAGCATGAAATCAATACCTTTTGCTGTTGCTGTAATCTTAGTGAGAATGGAATGATCTTTAACTATTATGGTGCTACGGATAACTATAAGCTTGTGTTCGTAAAGGTAATTAATATTAGCAATTAATTTTTGAATATTATGCTCTGCACATTCTGCTACAGCAGTATTATTGAAATGTTCAAGAAAAGGAGCTGATGGGTAACTATCTACGCAAGCCTGTAGTATTTCTCGCTGCAGTTTCCGGTCAAACTTTTCCATGACGAATCCTTGCCTAGGGTTTACAAACTAGTCTACTCTGCTAAGACACTGTCGAACATCCTGATAAACGATCAGGCTTTTATCGAACCCCGCATCCCTGCTAATCTGTGTGCAAATGTTAATGATGAGGATGGGGATGTGAAAGCTATTATTTTAGGGTTGGCTTTTTCTTTTTTTTGTACTTGTTCTTTTGCTCAGATTGAGGAAGTACAGCTTTTGGATAGCATGAAATCACAGGCGTGCAACGGAAATAGTGCGTGCGAGTCTATTTTCATATCAGCCATTAGCATGACATCGAATATTGCTAGGTATCATGGAGAATGCCTTAAGGACGGAGACACTTCCAGGCAATGCCTTAACGCCAAGATAACTTACGAGCATATAGCAGCCGAGTACGAGCAAGATAAAAAGTCTCGGCAATGAATCACGATACTCACTGAGAAGAGCTTAACCTTTAGCCAAATGGCGTGGCACTATGCTTTTTTTCTAGAAATGATTGGGCTGTTAAATTAGTTGGCACACAGCCATTACAACCTACCGTGTTGACTATTCCATAAGTTTAAATCAAAAAATGTAAGGGTGTTGTCGATGTCACAATGCCTTCCCTGAAACCTCGCATAGGCGGGGTTTTTTATTGCCCGGAGAAAGGTAAATGGCAGAACAAGAATCACGGCTAGCGATACGCCTGGACAGCTCCGGGGCAGAGAAGCAGGCCGATAGCCTTGCAGTAGCCTTGGTAAAAATGACACGCGCAGGTGAAGAGGCTGAAAGAGCCACTGATGATCTAGGGGATGCAACCCAAAATCTCAACTCACGCCTGAGGGATGGCGCAGCCGCAACAGGAAGAGCGACAAAATTCACTGAGGAGCAGCGAGAGGCATTCCGTAAACTCCGCGATCAGATTGATCCAGTGGGTGCTGCCATAGACAGAATAGGCAAAAAATACTCCGAACTTAAAGGATATTTTGACCGTGGTCAGATTGATCTTGGGGAGTATCGCACGTTAGCGAAAAGCCTTGATGCCGCTACTAACGAGTTAACTGGGGTTGCTAAAGCAGAACGTGACGCAGCAAAGGCCGCTGATGAGCAAAAGGCCGCATTACAACGACTGGCTGCGCAGTTAGACCCTATATCTGATGGTTTTCGCAAAATTGCTGACAACCAGAAATTATTGGATAGCGCTAAATCCAAAGGAATGCTATCAGTAAAGCAGTACGACACGCTTTCAGGAAAGTTAAAACAAATGCGTGGCGAGCTGGAACTTACCCAGGCTCAACTCGGCAAAACTGGCATGTCAGCCAGACAAACCGCTTTTGCAATGCGCATGATCCCCGCTCAGATGACGGATATCGTTGTCGGCCTCTCAACCGGTCAATCTCCATTCATGGTGCTCATGCAGCAGGGCGGTCAGCTTAAGGATATGTTCGGCGGCATTGGACCGGCAATTAAAGGTGTTGGCGGCTATGTGGCTGGTCTGATTAATCCTTTTACTCTAGCCGCTGCTGCGGTCGGTGTCCTTGGCCTGGCTTATTACAAAGGCTCTCAGGATCAGGAAGAGTTTTATAAATCCCTCGTTCTAACTGGTAATCAGGTAGGCAAAACATCCGGGCAACTGGCAGATATAGCTGCCCGCGCCGGCATTGCTGCGGATTCAACCACTGGCAAAGCAGCATCAACACTTAACCAGTTGGTATCATCTGGCAAAGTGGCTGGTGATTCACTGGAACGCGTGACTACTGCTGTCATTAAAATAAGTGATGCAACAGGTATCGCTACTGAAAAATTGGTGAGCGACTTCAACGACATTGCTGCTGATCCCGTTGCGGCCATTACCAAACTTAATGACCAGTACCATTTTCTGACATTGGCAACCTACAATCAGATTAAAGCGCTACAGGATGAAGGGAATCAGCAGGAGGCTGCTCGGGTGGCGACCGATGCTTACGCCAATACCATGCAGCAGCGTGCGAATGACATACATAAGAATCTTGGCCTTCTCGAAAGTGCTTGGGATTCTCTGGGAAAAACAGCCAAAGGCGCCTGGGATGCGATGCTCAACATTGGGCGTGAGCAAACACTAGCGGATAAGCTAGCCACATTAAACGAAAATATTGCTGAAGCCCAAAAGGGACAAAAAGAAGGAGGCTTCTGGAACAGTTTTAACGCAAGGTTTACCAACCTGCCGGAGATGATAAAACAGCGAGATTTGCTTGAATCAGTTGCCAATCTTCAGGGAGATGTAACAAAAGGACAAGCGAAGGCTAAAGAAGCTGAGCAGCAACGAATTAAAACTCAGCAGGAAGCGGATCGAGTTAACCAGCAGTATTTGAGCAATGCGGACAAGCGCAATAAAGCTATTAAGCAGCAGAGCGAGTTCCTGAAGTCTGGAGCAATTACTGCTGAGCAATACGCAAAAAACGTTTCTCGCATTAACGAGATGTACAAGGATCCCAAAGCACCAAAAACACCAAAGGAAAAAGCTTACACAGAAGATGCCGCCACCCGCCTAATCGACCAGATCAATCAGCAGACTGCTGCTATGCAGTCTCAGCTGGAAGCAAGCGATAAGCTCAACAGCGCGACGCAGGCACGCGTTAAGTTTGAACAGCAGATTGCCGACCTCAAGTCTAAAACCCAGCTTACCGCCGACCAGAAGTCGATCCTTGCCCGTTCTGGTGCAATCTTGCAGGCCTACAAGCAGCAGGAGGCGTTACAGAATTCCGTTAAGACCCTGGACGACTACCGGAAGATGCAGGAAGAGATAACGCCGAAGGAGCTACGACAGAACGAGACGCTGCAAAAACGTCTCGAAATCCTGCAAAAGATGGTTGAACTCAAAAAACTATCACCAGAGGACGCCGGAAAGCAGGCAACCGACCTGATTAGTAAATCAATTCTGCCGGATTCCGTCATATCAGGTGTTAACAAGGCTGGTGGGACACTCACTTCAAGTGCAACCAATAACGACCTGACAGGGCAAGGGCTTAACATGATCGGGCTGCAAATCGATCCGCAGCTCGAAATCATTGAGAAGCTAAAAATTGCCCAGACTGATTATGCGGCCTGGTTGAATCAGCAACAGCAGGCGATAACGCAGAGCACAGTCCTGAACGAGCAGCAGAAGCAGCAACAACTCCTGGCCTTGCAGCAACAGGGCCAGCAGAATCAGGAGGCGTTAAGCACGGCTGTCTACGTTGCGCAGATGCAGTCCGCTCAAAACTCCTTCTCCGGCATCACCGATTCGATGGGGACTATGTTTGGTGAGCAGTCCGCGATGTATAAAGCCGCTTTTGTGACGCAAAAGGCATTCGCTATCGCTCAGGCAGCCCTGCAGCTTCCTATGGCGATGGGGCAGGCGATGGCTGGCTTGCCGTTCCCGGCTAACCTTGCAGCTGTCGCTCAGGTTATCGGGCTCATGGCCTCCATTACTTCCAGCATCACCAGTGCCGCTGCTGTTGGCTTCGCCTCTGGCGGTTATACCGGCCCCGGCGGTAAGTATCAGCCCGCGGGTATTGTTCACAAAGGTGAATATGTCTTTGACCAGGCATCAACGAACCGAATCGGCGTGTCTCAGCTTGAGGCGCTTCGGAATGGTAAACCGCTTGATGCAACGCTCAGCAAACCGGGGTTCGGGACGGGGGTCCAGAACGTCAGCAATAGCCAACAGACGACGGTGATTAAGCCGAATATCAACATGCCACCAATAACCATTAACGGAAATCCGTCTGATGCCACAATACAGCTTGTTAACCAGGCAGCGGAAAAGGGGGCTAAAAATGGTTATGCTATGGCATTACATGATGTCTCCAGTAAAACGGGGAAGATGTCTATGGCGCTTAGAAATATTTGGGTGGTGAGGCCAAAGAAAACATGAATCAATTTGAAATCAAGGCAAGATTTTATGAATTAATCAATACGAAAATGATGCACGTTCCAATCACTCCAGATACGGCACGGGAAAGGTTTTCAGATGCGCTAATTATAAATATGGAAGCCTTCAAGAAGGGCTTTAGTGCTGAGGACATGCATCAAATCATATTCAATCCGCAGATGCCGGAGCCCCTCAGAGAGTTTGAGGGGCCGACCGAAGAGGCGCTGGCGATAATCGAGGTGGTAATTAATGAAGAGTTTCATTATTTAACTCAATATTTATCAGAAAAATTAAGTGCTATTTTTGCACATGATTTTGGAGGACTTGTCTTTTCAACTGCTTTACTTGACTACAAAAATATCAGTTCGATAAGGGATGATGAGATTGATTGCTATGAAGAGAGCGACGTTAATCATATCGACTTTTTATTTGAATTAATGGCAGCGGAAAAGATAGATAGCTATTTCATTTCAGGGATTGAGGTAATAATCACTCAAACGCCGACTCTAAAAAGAAAGTTTGGTAGAGTCAACCTTGCCGGGTTCGACTTTATTCTAATTCGAAATACGGAGTATGACGAGCACGGCAGGTTCTTGTCCGTTGTATCGAATTAACAGAAACCCGCTTCGCCGGGTTTTTTAATGGGTGTAAATTATGAAATTTTGTAAATTACCGGAGCGAGTACAGGAGCAAGCAGCGGAAAGGCTCCCTGAAGAACTTCAGGGTATTGTGATATGGAAAGAAGAAGAGAGAACGGAAATAGCGAAGGCGATCACTAAATCCGTTCGTGAAAGTTTCATTGAGCTGCGTGCGGATAGTTAATTTTTGTCATCATCTTCTTTCTTGAAGTGCTTAACGGCATCGTCATACATAGAAAGCAGGTTAGATATGTTTCCTGAGCTATATACCGGAACTCTCTGCGCCCTCACCAGCTCGATGATTAGTGCGTAGGCTGACTCTTCAGGGGAATCTTTAGGGTTAATCAAACCAGACATAGAACCTCCTTTTTTATTGTGGATTTATCAGCATAACCTGGCTCGGGGATACTTTATATCCTGATATACGAACAGTGCCGCAGCCGCGGCTTTTTAATGCCCGGAGGAAATGTGGCAGATATCTACTACCCCCACGACTATCTCCCGATGCCATTACAGGAAGGGTACGGATTCCAGCCTGTAAGCCCATTAAAACGAACTCAGCTAACCACCGGCCGCGCGCGGCAAAGGCGAATTTATACGTCAACGCCGACGCAGGCCAGCATCTCCTGGTTTATGGAGACTGATGGTCAGGCCCAACTTTTTGAGGCCTGGTATCACGAGACCATTACCGACGGTGCAGATTGGTTTTATATGAAACTGCAAACACCGCTAGGAGTGGAGCTTTATAAGTGCCGGTTCACTGACATCTACGAGGGGCCAACGCTGGTAGCGCCGATTTACTGGAAGTTCACCGCGACACTGGAACTATGGAAACGTCCGGTACTCCCTGACGGATGGGCAGAATTCCCTGATTTTATAGTGAACAGCGACATTCTCGATCTGGCAGTTAACAGGGAGTGGCCTGAAGCATGACGATACTCAATCGCCTCTATGCCAGCAGCGGGCCGGAGGTCATCATTGAAACGCTGCAGATTAATATCGGTGATGAGGTTCATTACCTGTGCAAAGGCTATGAAGACATTACAGCTACCACAGAGAGTGGCGATACCGTAACGTTTATTGCCTGTGCGATGGATATTGCATTGCCAGCCCATAACGCTGATGGCACGCAAGACCTGAAGTTTGCCATTTGCAATATTGATGGGGTTGTTTCGACTGCTATTCGTAACGCTATCAATGACCGTAACCCGGCATCGCTGACGTATCGCAGTTTTATCTCAACGGATTTAACGGCACCGGCTGCTGTGCCCTATACCCTGGCGATTAAGTCCGGATACTGGACGGCTACCGAGGTGCAGATCACCGCCGGTTATATGAATGTCCTCGATACAGCCTGGCCCCGTAATCGTTACACCCTCAATGGCTTCCCCGGTTTGCGTTATTTGAGTTGATACAACCCCTCGCAATGGTTCAATATTCTTCCTCAATCCAATTGATGGAGGAGTTATGACCGGATCTCTTCAGGAAGTTGTCTTTACTGTCGCAAAGCATGAGGTTGGTCATTGGCTTGCATGGCACTACTATGGGGGCTGTTCATCTGGTATTGAAGTGAAAATAATATCAACTCGAGGTCGTCATACAGGAGCATTTATTCCTGATATGGCGACAAGAGTTTCCAATATAGATGATGCCTGTAAATATCTAAAAGCTAGGTTAATGTGTCTCCATGCTGGTATTTATGCAGAGTCATTTCTCGGTGATATTTATGACGCAGAGAAAATAAATCGTGAATTTAATCATTTGGGTGGTGCATCTTCTGATTTTTACCGGAGTATTGAACTCACTTGGGCTTATTGCAATCTCTTAGGACGCGCCGACCAATACAGCGTCGTTTGTAGCGAAATAGACCAGGAGGCCGCCAATTTGGTGGCAGATAACTTTGGCTTTATAAAGCATGCTGCAAGAACAATATCAAACATGGCTCTGTATGAAGGACAACTAATCAAGGTCCCTGATCATGAATTACGTTCAATGTATGATAAATTTAATCGGCAGAGGTGAATGAATGGAAAATTTAACGTTGTCTGTAAAATTTGATACCACCTCATTAGATGAGGCTATTGAGAAGGTAAGAATTTTGAAAAAAGAATTAAGGGAGCTTGGGCTTCCTTATTACACAGGTAATCCACTTACTAACTTTAATATGCAACAAGAAGACAATACCATCAGCCAGTAAGCCGCACAAAGCGGCTTTTTTCAACGAGGTGTTCATGTTCAACCCTGATAAATATCTTTCAGTCACCTGGCTGAAGGGCGGAAGAGTGTATCCGCAGCTCGACTGCTTCGGCATTGTGAATGAAATCCGGGAGGATCTTGGACTGCCTCTCTGGCCTGAGTTCGCCGGGGTAACCAAAGACGACGGCGGGCTCGACCGAGAGGCACGCCGGATGATGCTTTCTCTGGAACGTTGTGAACCCTGCGAAGGTGCCGGGGTGGCCTGCTATTCCGGCTCAACCGTCACCCATGTCGGTATTGTCGTCAGTATCGGTGGCCTGCTGCACGTGGCGGAATGCAATCCGGGAACAAACGTCACCTTTCTGCCTTTGCCGCGGTTTAAGCGGCGATTTGTCAAAGTGGAGTTCTGGCAATGACCATTCGTTTTTATCCGTCGCGGCTGCCCGGCGAACCACTCGAAACGCACGAACATGGCGTTACCAGTATTCGCAACTGGCTGGTTGACAATGTTGAAGGCTATGAGGATCGGGAGGTTCCACCGCTGGTCATTGAGGTGGAGGGACAGCCAGTTCCGCCTGGAGACTGGCCATTTCGGATCATCCGACCAGAGAGTGACGTCAGGTTTTATCCTGTACCTTTTGGGCTTGAGGCTGCAACAATTGCTTGGATTGCTGTAGGTGTTTCTGTTGCAGCCGCGGCTTACTCGCTGTTCATGATGGGGAATATTGATGCCGGTGGCTACTCTTCATCAACTGGTCGTAGTCTGGACCTTAACCCCGCGAAAGCAAACAGCGCAAAACTCGGTGATCCTATCCGTGAAGTTTTTGGCCGCCGCCGCATTTACCCGGATTATGTTGTTCAGCCTGTCACCCGTTATGATCCCGCGGACCCGACCATCATGCATGTTCATATGCTTGTCTGTCTGGGGGAGGGTCATTTTGATTACTCAGAGGGTGATATCAGAGTCGGGGATACACCAAAAACATCTTTGCCTGGCTTCAGTCATACAAACTATCCACCCGGAGCCGATGTTTCCGGCGATGAGCGTAGCGAAAACTGGTTCAACTCGACTGAGGTTGGGGGAACATCCTCCGGCACCGGGCTTGATATGGCGCAGACCTCGCCGGATTCCGACGATATTATTGCTGACAGCATGACTGTTTCTGGTGCGAGCGTAACGTTTACCGGACTTGATACAGATGACGATGACGATGATGATGAAGATGAGGACGATAACGCGCTGCCTGAAAGTTGGGTCGAAGGCACTATTGTAGAGATTAAAGCCCCCACCAACTTCCTTATCTCCACCTCGTCAGGTTACAGCGTATTTGCAAGCAAGCTCCTGACTGAAATCGTGCCGGCAGTAGGGATGCCGGTGACGTTGAGTTTTAACAGCGTTGATTACGATCTCTTTATTGCAGCTTATACGCCGGGGCAGGATGCCGTTCCGGGAGAGGGGGGCAGTGCAGCTAAAATTCAGGCCAGCGCAGCGCCGACGACTTACGATTACTCACTGGGCAGTACAACTTTTACGGTGACCTGGCACGGAACAACCTATACCGTCTCTCTGGTTGCCGATTATGTCAACATGTCCGGCCTTCTGGCTGCAATTACTGAGGGGCTGACCGGGTCCGGCCTGGTGGCGCAGGATAATGGCGGAACGGTACTGATCACTGAAGAGGCAAGCCCGTTTGCGGGCGGAGAAATCACTTCGTCCTCGCTCCCGGTAGCGGTCTTTGGCGATGCGCCTGTTTATACCGCAGGAAGTGAATCATCCGGCGGTAGCGCAGCTATCATCGCAAACGTCACATTAGCGTATAACAGCGCGACGGGGACTCCTTTTTCGGGGATGCCGGAGGGTACCCAGCGTCTTTCTCTCTCTCATCGGGGTAATGAGTACCAGATAATTTCAACTGATGGCACAACGGCTACCGTTGCGCGTCTGGTTAATGGTGCTGTTGATGCCTCCTGGCCGGGTTTTTCAGCGCGGACGATGATTGACTATGAAGCCACCGGGCTGAATGACAGTGACACGTGGATGGGCCCCTTCCTGGCGAGCCCTGATAATGAAACTGTGGATATGTTTGAGGTGAATTTTTCATTCCCCAGCGGAATCTGCGGCTTCGATAACAAGGGCAAGAAACGCATCCGACATGTTGAGTGGGAAATCCAATATCGGGTTTATGGTTCAGGTGCAGGATGGATCAGCAAAGCAGGTGAGTATGCGTTAAAGAACGTGAACGGCCTCGGGTTCACTGAGCGGATAGTGCTGGACTCACCGGGTCTTGTCGAGGTGCGTTGCCGCCGTCGGAATGAGCAGGGAAGTAATAACGCGCGCGACAACATGTACTGGCAGGCTCTTCGCGGGCGTCTGCTGACACGCCCTTCATCCTACCCCGGAGTGACTCTTATGGGCGTGACTGTGGAGACCGGCGGGAAACTTGCTGCACAGTCGGATCGCCGGGTTAACGTTGTGGCTACGCGTGTATATGACTCAGGCGCTGCGAGGTCAATTTCGGGCGCATTAATGCATGTGGGGAATTCTCTCGGCCTTCAGATGGATACGGAAGCCATCGACACGCTGGAATCGACATACTGGACGCCTGATGGTGAGTATTTCGACTTTGCAACCGGAGACAGTATTTCGGCGCTGGAAATGCTGCAGAAGATAACGAATGCCGGGAAATCCTATTTCCTGCTTAGTGACGGACTGGCGTCCGTCGGGCGGGAGGGTGTCAAGCCCTGGACAGGAATAATCACTCCACATGAGATGACTGAGGAGCTGCAGACCGGCTTCACCGCGCCGTCCGATGACGATTATGATGGCGTCGATGTGACCTATATTAACGGGACCACATGGGTGGAGGAAACCGTACAATGCAGGACCAGCGATAATCCTACACCGGTTAAAATTGAGGATTACCAGCTTGATGGTGTACTTAGCCGGGATCGCGCGTATCAGATTGGTATGCGTCGCCTGATGAAGTACCTTCAGCAGCGGGAAACCTACCAGACCACTACCGAACTGGATGCGCTGTGCTATAACGTCGGCGATCGCATTGTTCTGACAGATGACATACCGGATTCAGCGACGACAATCAGTTGTCTCGTTGAATTCTTATCAACTGTCAATGGCGTGACGACGATGACGGTATCCGAACCCCTGAACTGGACGTATCCGAATCCCAGAGCATTAATCCGCTATCAGGATGGTTCGGCCTCAGCGTTGATGGTCGCGACTAAGGTGGGAGACTATCAGCTGTCAGTGCCTTATCTCAGTAAGTTCGACGAGATAGATTTTTCCACGGCATCCATTGAACCGGTCAGGCTGGTTTTTTGCGATTCTTCCCGCGTGGGTTACAACGCGATAGTGTCGGAAATAGCTCCGCAATCTGACGGGACGTGTCAGGTTACCGCCAAAGAGTACCGCGCGTCATTCTACGACTACGACAACGCCAGTTACCCCGGCGACGTTGCATAAAACTGAAACATCTCTCAACAACCCGCTTCGGCGGGTTTTTTGTTATAGGGCGACTATGAGCACATATAAAACCGGCAACCCGTTGGGTTCGGCGGCTGTAAAGGATTTATTTGATAACGCCGAGAACCTCGACTTTGCACTTAACAGCCTGACCGCCTTAATCTGGACCGATCGTCTGGGCAAAACGCGTCGCTCGTTCTTCGGAATGGAGTCGGCATTTGTCACGCAGCTCACCAGCCAGGAAAGTCGGTTCAATACCTTCATCCAAAGTTCGGGCTATCAGATTGTCGGTGATTACACCGCCGGCCCGTTGACGATCACTGAGTACAACCAGCTCATTCGCTATAACAACGAGTTGTATAAACTCACCGCAGCGACAGATATCCCGTTTACCACGGCTGGTAATACTGACGAAACATGGACCGATACTGATGCTGCGCATTTTGTATCTGTCGGTGATGCAGCGCTTCGCCAAAACCTGGGTTCAAGCGACGGCACAAATCTCATCGGCGGTCTGCCTTTCGTAACTCCTGAGATGTTCGGCTCCAGCCGGGGTGATATAACCCACGATGAAGCTTTTCGGCTGATGCTTGCTACGGCCGCCGTGCATCCAACGAGAACGGCATGGGCTCCTGGTGATTACGAACTGTTTGATACCCATATTCTGCCGCAGGGAGTAACACTCATCATTGATGGTGTTATTAAGCATAATCCTGTCGGTGATTTCACGTGGTCTGAAAGTAATCGGCGTTCTGATTACTCATTATTTCTGGTTACAGAAAGTGATGTAGCCATTAAAGGCTCAGGGAGAATTGAAAATAAATATGAGGCTGTGTCTGTAGATGCAGGTGGCGATAACTTTAAATTTGAAGGGGTAACGATTTCTAATCCTGACCGTTCGAAATCGGTTGGGTTATCAATTTACAACGTAACTAACGTCAGTGTGTTGAATTGCCTGATTGCAAATAACGGCAGCAAAGGGACTTATGTAAATAGCTCTAGCACGGGGATTACCGGGCGCTACGGTAATGGTATTGATAGCGGAGGTATCCGGGGGCTGACCGTTCGCGGGCTTTCACTGATTGATAACGGCGGAAACGGGTTCTGGTGTTACGGTGTCGGGGATTTAACCTTCACGACTAACTGGTGCCTCAGGAATGGCACATCCGGTATGCAGTATGGGCCACACCCGGATTATGATGGCGTGAACATTTCCGATAACACCTGCCGGGAAAACGCTGCGGACGGTATTGATATTAACTACACAGGGTCTTCGCCAGTCCCGATTACGGGGGTTATTAAGGGGAATATTTGTCGACGTAACGGATTTTTTAATTCTGATACGACTAAACCAACAGCTGATGGTTCCGGCGTCACCCTGCGTAATGTTACCGATTATGTCTGCGCAGACAATATGATACGGGATAATAATGGCGTAGGAATATATTGTACATTTGCGGCAGACTGCAAAATACATGATAACGTCATTATCAACAGAATAACGTTGTCTGCCGGTATGTATCAGGGCTTCGTGTCAACGGATGTAAACATCCACGATAACCGGATTATTACCAAAGGGACTGCCTATCAGGAAGGCGGCTCTATGCCAGTTTCACGAATGTCATTCCACAGTAACAAGTTATTTAGTTCTCAGGCCCAGTCGGTATCCATTCCGAGCAATACACAGACGGACAGAACCTGGAAAGACAACCATCACGTTACGCCTAACGTCATCAACTTCTGGTTTTCAGTTAAAGATGACACTGTGCGCTATACGGGAAGCACAGGCAGGGCAGTTTACATTAACGCCAACTACGGCAAATTTCGCGACGTTACCGTTAACGGCGCAACGTCAGACGACCTGGTTTATGTTGATGGCGGTCTTAAAAACATTTTCTCCGGATTTACGGCAAATAACACCGGAAACGGGAGGGCCGTATACACCAATAACAGCGCTCGCCTCAAGTTCTCGGATTCGTTTATCCAGTGTGCTGCGGGTACGGCTTTATTCTGCTATGCCGGTACAACCGTTGATCTGGATAGCTGCGATGTCATCGGCGCTACCGCCATAAGTGCGCCGCTGCCTACATCCGGAAGTGCTGCGGAGATAAAGAAAGCTGGTACGAACTTTATAAGTGGCACGGTAAGTACAGCTACCCCGGTTAAACAAGTCCCGTATTCATAAGGTGAAAACTATGGCATTTAAAATCACGAAAGAGGTTCAGGTGAGCCTGGTATCAAACGGCGTTGTGATTGGCTCTCAGGCCCAGAGCGCCGAGCTCATCATGACTGTTACCAGCGTATCGGTTTTCCCGGACGGAACGGGGACCGCATACCTGGAAACCACAGTGAATGGGTCATCTAACGGCGATGTGCGCTCATTCCCGATAACCTGGCTGAATGGAGATATTTTCAGCCAGGCGCAAGCGCAAATTATGTGGCTGGATGAGTTTTCCGGGGCGGTAGTAGTGTGAGTATTCCCGCCAGTAATGGCGGGAATATCTTACGACTCAATCAGCAGCGCTGAACTCGTCCAGTGTTTTCAGCCAGGTGTAGGCCTGAGTTACCGGGTCTGCGCCAGTGATATCGTACGGGCAGTTATAGGTTGTTTGTCTGAAGAACTCTGAAGAACCCGGGGCTGACCAGTTGGCAGTAATGGACAAAGCCTCATGGTCTTCACCGATATAGATATCACCGACAGTTACTTTTGCGCTTTTAACGGAAATACCTTTAAATACTGTATCAATAATCAAAGACATAAATTTCACCTTTTAACCGGCTGTTAATGTGTATGTTATCACCGCTCCGGAGGATCCTTTAAACTGAAGTTTTAAAGCCCCTGAAGACTCGTAAAACATGACCTCACCATTATTAAGATATGCGGCATTACTCTGTGAGCTAACCGCGTGAACAGCGAACCCGCCATATTCTCCCCTGACCCTTATTCCTTTAACCTCCACCCCGCCATAGACCGGGTTTATCGATACATTTCCTCTCTCGCTACCTGAAAGCGCATACGTATTATCAAAATGAATAGCACCACAATAGTTAGCAAGTATCGTAGGTTGAGGGTTAGCAAAAATACTGCACTGCGTGTCAGTACTGCTGGTCCTGCCAAGTCTCAGGTTTTGTTTTGCCGGGTATCTTGGTTGTGAATTTAACGCGGTACCATCCAGATTTATATTATTTAGGCTAGTACCGGCATCGGTAGTAAATAATCCATAACCTGCAGTTACTACTGATGCGTCAGTGATAATAGTCGCACCACTGATTGAGCTAACGCCGAGCATGCGAATCTGAGCGCCCGCAGCCGCACTATTCATATTTCCGTTTTTCACGAAAATATTCATCAGGTAATTATTTTTCCCGCTATGGAAAATACCGGAACTACGAGACTTTTCTATTATTATGTTGCTGTAAGTGTTGAACTGGCCGTCAGCTGTCATCCCTGTGCCAGTGCCTGTCACTCCGCAGTCAGTTGCAATAATATTACTGACCTTATGTGCTGTCGGGAGCATACCCCATGCATATTCTGTCAGAGTGTAATCGTCAACGCGCTCCTCCTGGACTCCGTAATCAGCAAATACATCAACCCCGTCGTAACCACACTGATGCGCTGTTATGCCGTCAAACGTCAACTGATAGCAGCGAGCTGACCGGCCATCTACGTTATTTTGGTATGTTTTCACTCCGGATTCACCACAACGGTATGCTTTAAATCCACCCCATATACCGCCAGATGCTCCACGTTGACGCAT